AATTAAAAAGTTCAGTTGGTTATGCCGTATCAGGTAAACTAAATGACATACAAGCAAATCAACTTTTAAAAAATATGCAGAAGATGGATGAGGTTTACTTTCCACCTGCGGCGCCAGCGAACGTAACAGATCTTGCAACAAGAACTAGAAACTTGGATGCAGAAGGTATAATGACCTTGAGAAATGATAGATTTAAAAAAGGGATTACCGAAAAATACGGTATTAGACATGAGAGAGTTGATGAAGTTATGAACACTCCATTTGATGAAAAATTAATGGATGATGTATTAAAAGAAACAGACCTACCACCCCCATTTACAGGTGCAGGATTAGAAGCGATCAAGTCTGTTAAGAATAATAGTTTAATTGTAGATGATTTAGTAGATAAAGTTTATCAAATGTCAGGTGTTGCAGAAAATGCAAAACCAGTAGCAAGAGCAAATGCTAGAGAATTTTTAAATAGAATAAAAGATTTAGAAGATCCAGAGTTTCCAGGTGGTACAACTTTATCTGGTGTCATGGAAGCAGATGATTTTAAATTTATGACTGAAGGTGGTGGCGGTGGTATGGGCGACCCTATGTTATTAGTACAAAAATACTTTGGACCAAAAGTTGCAGCGTCAGTTGCACAATTAGATAACGCAGACGACATTCAAAAGTTTGCAGAAAATTTAGCTAAGATAAAAGATGCAAAAGGTAACTCAGTAACTAGTAGATACTTTGATCCTGAGTCTATCAATCCTGATGACTTTGAATTTGCAGAGGGTGGTTCAGTAAGACCAGGTTATATGGCAGGTAATATTGTAAGAGGTTTATATACAGCTGCACAGAAAACGGCGATCTTCAAACACTTAGGTGGTGAAGCAGGTTCAAATAAAAATTTCAAAAACCTATATAAGTTTTTCAAAAATCCAGACAGCGATCCAGCATTAAAAGATAAGATTGATGATCTGTTAAGAGAGAAAGGTCTTTTCAGAGGTGGTGGCTTAGCTAAGATCCTGGAGGTATAATGGCCAAGGCACCAAAAGGTTATTTTTATAATGCTAGAGGTCTTCTAGTAAAAAAATTAGACGCAGAAATTATAGAAGCAATTAAGTCAAGATTTCCAAATAAAACATTTGACTTTAATAAATTTAAATATGGAGTCCCTTCATCAGATCCAATTATTGATCAATTAAGAAACATGAGTCCGGAAAGATTGGATACTATTAAAAAAAGAAGATCTAAAGAAGACTACAAAGCTAAAAGAAGAGTTCAAGAGAGTAAATACTATAACACGAATAAAGAACGAATTTTACAGAATTTAAAAGAAAAATATAGAAGCGACCAGACTATAGGGGATACAGGAAAAACTTTAAAACAATTAACAAAAGAAAAAAATATAAAAGCAATAGTTAGATTACAAAAAGAGCAAGGTGTTTTTCCAAATGGATATACTACAGGTAAAAATAAAATAGGAATATATAAACCAGAACTAGCTTTGTGGCATAGTTTGTATAGATCTGCAAAAGACGGAGACGGTAGATGGACTCTTGATCAAAAATTTTTTAACAACCTACCTATAAATGAACAAGGGAATAAATCTTGGGCATTAAATAATTATTATAAAAATATAAAATTTACAGATACAGCTACAGGCGAAACAATTAAATTAGATAACACTATTAAAGGAAAAGGCAAAACTTTAAAAGAATATTTAAATACTACCATTGCAAAAGAGACAGGAAATAAAAATGTTTTTGATAAAGCAAAAAACTCTTATGAATTAAAAAATAAAATAAAAGACACAACATTAACTTATAAAGGTCAAAAAGAAACTTTGGGTGGTTTGTTGGCTAAAACAGGAATAGAAAAAACAGGTGAAAAAATCTACAGCCCTTTTGAAGTTCACCACCCTTCAGGTGTTAAAAATAATTGGTGGGATAGTGAGGTAGTTTTTAGAGATGCAAATAGACAACTAAACTATATTGATAGTAAACTACAGAGAGATTTTAAAAATGCAAAAGATGCAACGTCACAAAATAAAATTCTTTCTGATGCTTCTAAAAAAATTAACAAACTTCCAGGAGGTATTTCTTATATTTTTGAAGGACAACAACTTGGAACAAATATTCCCACTGAGGAAAGTATTACAAAAGCAGCTGCCACTACATATAAAGACAGAGGCGTTACTAGAGCTGTAAATAGTTTTTTTAAAATAGCCAGAGAGGATGCTATAAATAATGGTCCTATATGTAGAGTTGTTGGAGGACAGAATACAGGTGGATCTACCATTAGTTGTGTAGATGCTGTTGAGGATGCCTTGCAAAAAAATCCACAAAAACTTGCAGAGAACGTAAGTAAGATAGGTAAATTTAAAAACACAGCATTAGGATTTTTAAAATCTGGTGGCTTTAAAACATTTGGTGCCGGTGCAGCTGTAGGAACTGCAATAGGATTAGTTAAAGCATTTAGTAACGATGATCCAACATCTTATTTATCAAACGAAGACCAACAAAAAAATATGTTGGTTGAAATGGCAACAGACCCTATTTCTATTGATACAGAAAAACCTGCAATATTAGATTATCAATTACCTGCACTAGGTGCGACACTTGCAGGAACAACAGCACTTGCTGCTCCATCAACAATTAAAGCAAGCAAGTCTAGAGCATTTGGTATTGAAAAGAAAAAACCAAGACCCGGTATGGCAAAAACAGGTTTAAGAGTTTTAGGAAGAGGACTTGGAGTTGCAGCATCACCTGCACTACTTGCACCTTTTATGGCTGGAGATATTGCTAGTCAGGTTGCAGAAGGAGATTCATTTACAGATATTGCAACAGATCCATTAAATTATACTTATCCAATATTTGCTGAACAGACAGATAAATTGACAAAAGGATTAAGCCCAACACTTAGAAAAATAGCTAGATTAGGTCTACCAAAAATTGCCCTTAGAGGATTATCTAGAGCAGGTATAGCTGGACTTGCTGGATCTTTAGCTATACAAGGTATGGGTTTGATAGATGACTAAAAAATTAACAACTACGATACCGCCGCTTCGAGGACCAAACCCACAAGGGTTGAATGTTCCTGGAAAAAAGATTATAGTGGTGAAGAACTCGGAGAAAAATAATGGCAGATATAGACAAAGCTTTACCCAACGTAGAGCAGGAAATAAAATTACCTAGCGAAGAAGAGATAGCGGAAGCGTCTCAAGAAAATATTGAAGAACAAGTTGGACCTGAAGATGTTCAAGTAGAACAAGATGAAGATGGTGGAGCTACCATTACTTTTGATCCAGAAGCTATAAACCAACCAGGAACTAACGAACATTTTGATAATTTAGCAGACTTATTACCAGAAGATGTTTTAGGTAGTTTGGGTTCTGAACTTTATGAAAATTATATGCAATACAAAGCATCAAGAAAAGATTGGGAAGATGCTTATACTAAAGGTTTAGATTTATTAGGATTTAAATACGAAAACAGAACACAACCGTTTACAAATGCAAGTGGTGCAACCCATCCTGTATTAGCAGAAGCGGTAACACAATTTCAAGCACACGCTTACAAAGAATTACTTCCAGCAAATGGTCCAGTACACACTCAGATTATGGGTGTGATTAATAGACAAAAAGAAGACCAGGCTACAAGAGTAAAAAATTTCATGAACTATCAACTCATGAACGTGATGAAAGAGTATGAACCCGAGTTCGATCAGTTACTTTTTTATCTCCCTCTCAGCGGCTCTGCATTCAAGAAAGTTTATTACGATGAACTACTTGGTAGAGCCGTGTCCAAATTTGTTCCGGCAGATGATTTGATAGTACCTTACACAGCCACATCTTTAGAAGATGCAGACGCAATTGTGCATGTTTTAAAAATGTCAGAAAATGACTTAAGAAAAAAACAAGTAGCTGGTTTTTATAGAGACATAGAAATCACACCTGGTTATTCTCAAGAAACAGAAGTAGATAAAAAAGAAAGAGAATTAGAAGGGGTTAGAAAAACTAGAGATGAACAAATGTTCACTATTCTAGAAGTACATACTAATCTTGATCTTGAAGGTTTTGAAGATAAAGACATGGAACAAAACCCAACAGGAATAAAACTTCCATACATTGTAACAATTGATACATCGTCAAGAGAAGTTTTATCTATTAGAAGAAACTATAAAGTCGAAGATCCACTAAGAAATAAAATTGAATACTTTGCACATTTTAAATTTTTACCTGGACTTGGTTTTTATGGATTTGGTTTAATTCACATGATTGGTGGATTATCAAGAACTGCAACGAATGCACTTAGACAATTATTAGATGCTGGTACTTTTTCAAATATGCCAGCTGGATTTAAACAAAGAGGTATTCGTGTTAGAGATGAAGCGCAATCGATTCAACCTGGAGAGTTTAGAGA